TAAGCAGTATGCAAGGGAAACCAATGCAGTTGTCTCTGATCTATTCAAGAGGATTGGAATCACTCTTGTTGATTTTAAGATTGAGTTTGGTACAACTGCTGATGGTAAGGTCGTTGTTGCTGATGAAATTAGTCCAGATGGATGTAGACTACGGAACGCTGAGGGTCAGAGTATGGATAAAGACTTGTTTCGTAAGGAAAAAGGTGATATAATTAATGCATACCAAGAAATTTTGGACAAACTAAAGAAATGAAAATTTTCCTAGACACAGCAGATACGGAGTTGATTCGCAAGTATAATGACACCGGATTGATTGACGGTATCACCACTAACCCTACTCTGATTATGAAGAGTGGTCGTAAACCTGATGATGTATATCAGGAAATTAAGGATATGGGTATCAACGATATCAGCATGGAAGTCATGGGTAATGCTGATGAGATGATCGCAGAGGGTCGTCGTTTGTTTGAGACCTTTGGGTTTCCCTGCACTGTCAAAGTTCCCATGACTCGTGACGGCATCGAAGCTTGTAGGCAACTTGCCTATAACAACATCCGTGTGAACGTTACACTTATCTTCTCTGCGGCACAGGCAGTCCTGGCAGCACGAGCAGGTGCATACTATGTGTCACCTTTCGTTGGTCGTCTTGATGACCAGTCTGTGGCAGGTCTTGAGGTTGTTCGTTCTATCTCTGAACTCTATCGCATCCAGGGTGCTCCTACTCAGATTCTCTCTGCATCTATCCGTAGTGTGCATCGTGCTGTACGTTCCTGGTATAATGGTGCTAGTGTGGTTACTATGCCACCCAAGGTATTCGATCAGATGTACGATCATATCCTTACTGATATGGGTATGGCAATCTTTGAGAATGATTGGAAAGGAGTACAACAGTGAATTATATTGTCTACTCAAAAGAAGGTTGCCCCTACTGCACTAAGATTGTCCAAGTTCTTGGATTGATTGAGGCAAAGTTTGTAGAGTACAAACTTGGTAGGGACTTCACAAGGGAAGAATTCTATGGTGAATTTGGTGAAGGTACAACATTCCCACAAGTCCTAGCGGACCAAACTAAGTTGGGAGGATGTAGTGAAACGATCAAGTATCTCAGGGAACAAAAACTCCTCTGACATTAAGATAAATAAAGGCATAGAATTACTTTTAGGAGGTAGACCCAAACCTCAAAAAGGCAACTACATTAAGTTTGCCAAGATGGTCTCCCTCTTTAGAAGAGAGATACATTTTAGTTTTGAGGTATCATTACTAATCAAAAAGAAATCTCTCGGAGAAGGACTATGACTGCCGCAACTATAACTCTCTTCTCACTTGTTACAATTCAGTTTCTACTCATCGGTGGATTGATTGGGTTTATTGCAAGTGAAGTGCTCACAGCGCGACAGACACCGATGCCATATATGCATCCTGAAATGTTGGATGAATACGGTAATGTATTACCAGATGAAATTTTAGCTGTACGATTTGAAAATGACTACGAAACCGAAGACCACGACGAGGAAGACGACAGTTAAGAAAGCGTCTACCCCAAGAAAAGCAGCACCCAAGACTACACTTGAGTTGCCAGCAAATCCCTTTACCTTTGAAGTTCTTGCTCTGGTTAACAAGCAGAAGACAAAAGCAAAGAAGGTTGAGGTACTTAGAAAGTATGAGCACGACTCTCTCAAAGCACTGTTCATTTGGAACTTTGATGAGAGTGTGATTTCTTTACTTCCTCCAGGAGAAGTCCCATACTCCAGTATGAAAGACGAGCAGATTACTAGTGGTAGTCTGAGCACCAAGATCAACCAGCTGGTTGGTACAATGGATTACTTTGACACCACTTCTCTTGGTAATGCTGCAGACATGAAGAAAGGTAAGACCACCATTCGTAAAGAATATCTCAGGTTCTACAACTTCTGTAAGGGTGGCAATGACCAACTGAAGTCATTGCGTAGAGAAACCATGTTCATCCAAATGCTTGAGGGTCTGCATCCACTGGACGCAGAGATTTTGTGTCTGGTAAAGGATAAAGAATTGGAAACCAAATACAAAATCACTAAAGAGATTGTATCCGAAGCATATCCTGATATTAAGTGGGGAGGTCGCAGTTGACTAAAGTAAAGATTCTACAGAAAGATTGTGATCCATCTCTTGGTGAGGATAAATCTCTTCCTAATACCTGCTACGTTGTAGAATACTACAGTGATGGCAGTAAGCACTATGATCTAGTTGTGTCTAGCAAGCAGGTAGATATCTTCGATCATTATTATGATGAGTATAAGGAAGGTTTTATCACCATGTATCAGTCTGCAGGGACTGTTAATCCCAAACTGTGGAATTCTTCATCTAACGACAAGAAAAAGAAATGAGTGATTTAAATGTAAACGCAAACATCAGTATCGATGGACTTGCTGATGTCAGAAAAAAATATAAAAAAATCAAAAGATACATGAAATCAAATCTGTTCCAAATCAAGACAATGGATGGAACAGAGACAATTGTATCTAATTTATTAAAAGATAATAAAACTGTATAGTAAGTTACAAACAGACTTGACTATATAGAGAACAGGGGTTATAATACCCTCATACGTTCATCCAATGTTAGCATTCCTGCTGGCATTCACCTTTGCCTCACATAATGATGCTAATCCTTACGATTGGCATATGAGTTGTGAAAGGTTCCTAACGAGACGAGTCGAAATCCTTATGGACGAAAACTTGGATCGACGTTCTAAGTACAACCTTATTGGTTACCTTAGGACAAAGGTTCCGGGAGAATGCAATCAGTTTCTAACATAGGACGCAAGTAAGTCGCGGAACGGAGCGTTCATCCCATGTTTGAATTCCTTTTATACTCTGGTATGCTTTGTGCTGATGCTGATGCATTAATCATCGGAATCAAAGCAAACAAATCAGAACTATCACCTCAAATTGTGATAGAACTGGTAGAGACCGTAAAGGAATCTGTACCAGAATGTGAATTCTATTGGGACGCAAACGACTAAAGGAACGGGCCTAAAAATCCAACTACTTTAGGAGTCAATCATGAACACCCTTAATCTCATCAAAAAGCAAATCGACAAGGCAGCAGCACTGCACGATGCCCAAATCAGCGTCACCAAATATCGTGGTGTTGATTGCAAAGTGCATGAGGCCCCTGAGGAAACTCACGGCACCTTCTGCTATCGTGGTCGCACTTATGTGAAGTGATATGGGAGCACTACAAATTACCGGGATCGTATCCCTTAGTTCTGTAGCATTCCTATCATTACTTTACGGTGAGTTAACCCTCTTACAAAAAAGTTAGTAGGGTATAATTTGCAAAACAAACATATGAGGACCTTGACGGGTCCTCTTTTTTTGTCTATAATTAATTGTGCAATGCAAGTATGTATGGACAAAGAGAAACTCAAACTAATTGTGAGGAATCTAAAGTCTCTTGTTGAAGTTCTTGAATCGGAGGTTTACTCTGATGTCGATGCTTACAAGTATGAAGAGAGTTCACCACATATAACTGACTACGACGAAGTATTTTATGACGGAGATGACGATGGATACCCAGACTGATAAGGTAAAACTAGTAAGCGTTACTCCCGATGCGGAGCAGACTATGGCTTACATTGCCAGAGTCTCTAACCCAAATAATCAGAATAACGAAAAGTATGCTGGTCTTTTGCGTTATTGTATCAAGCACAATCACTGGTCTGTGTTTGAGCAGTCCACTATGACTCTTGAGATTGAAACTACAAGAGCAATTGCGGCCCAAATACTGAGGCACCGTTCGTTCACATATCAAGAGTTTTCACAACGGTATGCTGATTCATCTCTGCTAGGTTTCGATGAGATTCCTCTGCCTGAACTACGCCGTCAGGATGAAAAGAATCGTCAGAACAGTATTGATGATCTAGATCCCGCTGAAGTTGAGATTCTAGAGAAGCAGATGCAAACTCTGTTTGACTCTTCCATGGCTCTGTATCAACAGATGCTGAAACGAGGTGTCGCAAAGGAGTGTGCAAGAAATGTGCTCCCATTATGCACGCCCACCAGAATTTACATGACGGGCTCATGCAGGTCATGGATTCATTATATCTCCCTGCGTTCTGCACATGGAACTCAGAAGGAACATATGGACATTGCTGAAGCATGTAAGAAAGTTTTCATTGAACAGTTTCCTACAGTTTCAGAAGCCCTTGAGTGGGTCTAAATATTTCTACACATAATTCTACGCATGGCAACGTACCCTGTTATTAATAAAAAAACTGGAGAACAAAAGGATATTGTTCTCAGTGTACATGAATGGACAAAGTGGTGTGAAGACAATCCTGATTGGCAGAGGGATTGGTCGGATCCATCAACAGCACCGAGTTCTGGAGAACTTGGAGAAGTTTATGACAAACTCAAAAAGTCTCATCCAGGGTGGAATGATGTCCTTTACAAGGCGTCAAAAGCGCCTGGTTCCCGAGTAAAACCTGTTTAATTCCTATCACTTATGCCAAGAAAAAGAAAAGTATCTGATGGACCAATCGGAGTTGGCTTGACTGCCAAACAGATGAAAAGAAAGAAACCAATCAACTCTGATTTTCTTCGTGACATTGAACCGCTAACAGACAATCAAAAAGTTTTATTTGATGCCTATGATGCTGGTAAGAATGTAGTTGCATATGGAGCAGCAGGCACAGGAAAGACATTCATCACGCTCTACAATGCTCTGTGTGATGTCTTAGATCAGAGCACACCATATGAAAAGATTTATTTGGTCAGGTCGCTTGTGGCTACCAGAGAGATCGGTTTCCTTCCTGGAGACCATGAAGATAAGTCTGCACTTTTCCAGATTCCTTATAAGAATATGGTGAAGTATATGTTTGAGATGCCAACAGACTCTGATTTTGAGATGCTGTATGGTAACCTTAAGACTCAAGGAACGATTTCATTCTGGTCTACGTCGTTCATTCGTGGAACAACACTTGACAATGCAATTGTTATTGTTGACGAATTCCAGAACTTAAA